TACATATATATAATCAGGATTAATTGATTTTAATGTAATACCGATCGGAGATAATTTATTAAGGAAAGATTCAATTTCTGATTTTCTATTATTTGTTAACGTTGTTCCAGAATACGTACTTGATGAAATATAAATTGTTCCATACTCTACGGCAGTGTTAGTTACACCTCCAGCAAACACATTAACATATTCCACTTCAGGGAAATTTTGTAATACAGTAGAAATATAATCTTGAGTGTTAACACATCTACCTTGTGTTTGATAATGTCTTGGAGCATTAAATCTAATAGATTCTATTGTTTCAGAATTGGCGCCACCGATAGAATAAGATACAACATTAATAGTTGGAGTAAAAACTACTCCACCATTAACAGGTCCAAGATCTTGTGTTAATTCGAACTGTCCTACAGCATTACCATCTGACCCAGATGATACTCTATAATTCGCATAAACTATAGCGCCATTAATTGGTTTATGGCCAAATATACCATCTCCAAATACAATTTCATAAGACTGATTAGCAGATGATTCTATAAAGAAAACATTAGAAGAACCATTTAAATTATAAAGTGTATCTGTATTTTTGTAAATAGAATTAGTTGAACCATTATCTTCAGAAACACTAACTGTTAAACTATTTGTATCAACATTTTTATTAGATAATATAAATTTTTGCGTTTCTTGTGAATAATCTACTACATAAACATCATCAGAGTAATAACCTTCATATATTGCAAGATTAGAAATATTATATGTTGATGTGGCAGAAAGATATGTGGTTTCTTGATTTGTTACATAATTAAACGAGCCATTAGAATTATGACCAGAAAATATAGTTCCTTTTGGAACAATAAATGGATTAGAAATTCCTTGAGTATCTACACTAAAAGATATAATTGCTTCAGATGAACGAGAAGATCTTGGGGTATAATTTAATTCTTTTGCATGGGAAATAACAGAATCAAGTTTCTGAGCAGAATCGAGAAACATTTCTGAAGATACCATGTTAAGATAAAATGAATTCAAATAACTGTTATAAGACATAACATCTAACAGAACATTAAAATTAGATCCAGCAAAGTTATAATCTTTGAAGGTTGGATCAGCCTTCAAAAATGCGATGAAATTCGCCTTTAATGTATCAAAATCTAAAGACGTAACATCTAGTGAACTGTTTGCCATTTATCTAACTCTTTTAAGAAGAAAATTTAATGTGATAGGCTCAGGATTATTTATAAGAGAAAAAACAATATTAACTTGTAGAGTATTATCATTATTTGTTGGAGCGACGGAAACATCTAACAAGGTAACTCTCGGTTCGTTAAATTTTATAGTGTTTTTAATATTAAATTCTATATTCGCTCCAGGAAAAAAATTAACAGACATAGATTCATCAGAACTTAAAACATTAGGTTCAAATAAAGAATTAAGAACATTAGAACCAATTGTTGGTTGGAATAAACGTTCGCCAAGATTAGTAAAGATAAGATTTTTTATAGATTGTTTAATAGACTGTTCATTAGTAACTTTGCCTAAATTATTTCCTATTGGAGAAATAGAAAAACTATTCAAAAAATCTGAAAAGTATTCTTGTTTCTTTTGAGTTTCCGTTAATGTATCTGCTCTTGTTAATGCCATTTTATCCTACTATGTTTATAAGAGAACTGCCACTGGAAGCATAAGGATCACAATGCGCTCCACCTGGATGCGGGCATAAATTATCTGGAGAAGCTTGATCACCAACTACAACTACTGGAATACCATTGATAGTGATAAATGTGGCAAGAGATGATATTAAAGCGCCAGCTCCGTGACTATCTAAATCACCATTTACAGCCCAAGGTTTTCCATCAACAATAATACCACCTGATTGATTAGGACCTGCAGTTGTTAATGCACCACAAGCCCTAAGATCTCCAATTCTATGACATAATGTCATCTATTTATGATCCTTTTATAAAATTTACTACAGGAGATTTTATTGTTATGTTGGCTGGAGTAACTGATATTGATGATGTTCCATTTAACATTGATATACCTGCAGGTGTTATAGAAATTACAGTAGCTCCAACTTTTAATATAATATTTGTGGTGCTTTCTAATGTCAGCGTTTGACCGCTTTTTATTTTTCCTTTACCAACAGTAGAACTAATGTCGAAATTACCAGCGTTAACGCGAACACCATATTCACCAGTTCCTATAATATCAATTTTATTACCAGTAACTTGTTTTACATAATCCCCATCATGATGGTGGTGGAAATCTCCATCATGATAATGACATACATCACCACTAGATGCTTGATGAGTAGATCCACCAGTATTATTATTGAATGTTCCTTGCCCTGTGCCTTCTATTTTTTTACCACCAGCTCCATTATAAACATCTCCTCCAGAAGCACCACCAGTATCTTTTGAAGTATCTACATGTCTGTTTTGCGATGTAGAAGAGGCATGGTTGCCATCTGCATGGTCATGTTTACCTTTTGAAACGTATTGTCTGTGATGACCTGCATGTAATTCGTTAGTATGAGCGCCCTCTGATGAAGAAGATTCATGAGTTACTGAAGAACCATTAGGAAATAATATTTCTCTAAAATATGTAAAGGGATCTTTATGATCTTCATGACTAATATCGACATGGCCATTTTTACTTACTGTGCCAGACATATTAGTAGGCTCTACATCCTGTGTTCTGGTTGTAGGAGCATCAGCAAGTTTTTTTGTTTTATCTGCTTCTATTTTATCAGCCATTTTATAAACTTCTTATTAAAATATTAGTTAATACTGCAGTCTTATTTAAAGACCCACCAAGGTTGTTAACAGCTGCCAATGTTACCGCACCAGCAGTAACAGCTCCAGCAACATCTCCTGCTATATCACCAAGTTCTTCACCAAGAGCGTTACCAAGAACATCGCTTACTGCATTACCAACAAGATTACCTGCAAAATTACCAAGAGAAATTCCAGCTAATCCGCCTAATAAAGCCGAAGCTCCAATTCCAGGTAATCCAAAAGCTGGTATAGAAGCCATTTTCATAGTTTTAAGAATTGCGATATTTGTGGTGAATGTCATCAAAGTTTTAGTAACAGATCCCGTATTTAAAGCTGTATCTGGTAATAAATTCTGAGCTAAATTGATTGCCACACCAACAGATCCAAGTATACCGAATAATAAAGCAGGATTTAAAGAACTATTTTTGCCAAGAGTTTTTTCAATACCGTTATTTTGAGTTACTGTTAATCCTTGTTGTAATAAACCATTCAATACTGCTGCAATTAATTTTTTGTTTTTAATGTAAATATCAAGCGCATTTGCTAAATGTTCTTCTGCCAAAGAATAAACATGTTCTTGAGCAGAAGAAAATGGATAATCAGAAGGACCTCTTACAGTATAAACATAATCACCATTTGGTCCCTTCCACTGTATAAAACCTTTCCATGGGTCAGAAGCAGAATCATAATATTGTTGTATGTAAAGATCAGGTGGCGCTCCTTTAATAGGCAAAGGAACTGGATCAGTTTCTGTGTGATATATAATATCTGGTTTATTAGATATAGGTAAATTATCTACACCATGTTGTGCAGCTTTTTTTATTAAAGAACCCAAAGCTTCAGTAACAATATTACGATATTGTGGATCTATCTGATTAATACCACCATTAGCCAAACATTCTGTGAATACATCTATTACAGTTGTATAACCATATTTGTTAGAAAGGATACACAAAGCTCCGCTAAGGGCGTCTATTACTGTTGTTTTTACACCAGAAGAATTACCAGATTTACTGGTCAAGTTCATAATAGATTTAACAATAGAAAGAGCTATGAACATCTGAGCAAGAGATTGTGCTGTTCCTAAAGGATCAATCATTTTTATTGCAGATGGAAGATCCAATCCTGCAGGAGCTCCTGCAATAGTTGGGTCGTCAGCTTTTGGTGCGAATTTACTTCGAGCTTCATCAATACCTGCTGGTCCTTCGCCATTATCTTTATACTGAGCAGCATTGTATTTGTCTTGTTCAGTATTTAATGGCGATCCACCAACAGCTGGATTTGTTGGCGTTTTACCTAAATTATCTGAGCCGCCAGGAGGTTTTGGATTACCGCTTGAAGGAATATCAATACCTGCTGTTCCTGGTTTATTGCCTTCTATTCCACCAGTATTATCGTTAGGGTCGGCAGGCTTATAAGCTCTTGGATATGTACCAATTATAAATGGGTATTTTTTAGTATCAGGGTCAAGGAAAACACCAATAACACGAGAACCAACTAACATACCTGTTGGGATTGTTCCGACTTTACCTGTAGATGCAGAAGTTGTTGGTAATACTGGTAAAGCCCAAGGAAGATCTGCATCTTTTATGGTTTGCTCATTATCATGAATACCATATACACGTATCTGAACACGCCCTTGTCTGTGAGGGTCTTTTATATTTCTTACTTCTGCTAGAAACAGATTGTCCATAATTATTCCTTTACTTATAGCCAGCTTTAATAGCTTCTATAATCATTGTATATCTTGGCTTATTACCTTCTGGCAAAACTCTATGTCTAATTTTAACAATAAGAACTTTATCATTAATTTGTTTTTCACCATCGTCCTGACCAGCATCAGCTTTCTTTGGTAATTTTAATGTTACTACGTCGCCAATTTTAATATTAGGATTGCCATGAACTTCAAATTTAATAGTATTCTGAGAAAGATATGCAAGAAATCTTTTTCTATCTGCTACTGCATCAGCCACACCAGTTTTTTGTGGATCATTAGCTGGATCAATAACACCAACTTTACCAGTTGTTCCTGTTGGAGGTTTGCTTAATACTGTTACAGAATCTGACTGCGCGATTTGTGGTTTCCATGCAGTAACATCACCAAGCGTAATGTACGTAGAATCCTTATTATCTTTACCTTTTTGCACACCAGTTTGTAAATTATAATTATTTTTATTAGATGCAGAACCTGCTATTGTAGCACTATTAAATGTTGATGGTATTTCACACCAAAGAATATTTTTCATTTGGTCGCCATCAGTAGTAGATCTAGCTCCTACAGTACTGTCTTGTTTATATTCAAATTTAGATCCTTTAGACATAAGATATTCGAATGTGCAAAATACGTATTTTTCTGTTCCACTATCATATGTTGGATATAACACATATGCAGAAGATTTATACTGTTGCGACACATGAACATTGCGTAACTGCTCTACGAAATTAAAAACAGTTACGTAGTTTGCATATTGTCTTTGTACTTTAGTTTCATCAGGAGTATCTAATTTTTTAGCACTTATCGTTTTGAGAGCTTTACGAACCATACTATGAGTAGGTTCATAAAAAGATTCTGAAAAATGATTATCACGATTTCTTATTAATTCTGGGCTTACTAATTTAAAAGTATATGTTTTATGTTTTCCGGAACCTTTGTTATCTAATGTATTATCGCTGACATTAGCATTCTGAAAGGTAACAAAATTTAAAGAAACAGTTTCCCCACCAGGAACTGTAAAAGAAACATATACGTCTTCATTACCTCTAAAATTGTATGTTCCCATAGCATCATTTTCATCAAGTACTTCAACATCGCCTGTAACAATTGGCGTCAATATGTCATAGTACACATTGAATTCAAGTTTTTTTGCTTTATTAGGATCGTTTAAATTTAAACCCCCTATTGTAAAAGTTTTAAAATCTATGTCGCCAGGACTTACATTCATTACTTCAGTACACTTTCTAAATTATCTGCTATCTGTTTTGCATATGATTTATCTAAAACTTTAATTGTTTTATTAAAAGCATTTTTGTTTATTTCATATTGATAATACGAAATTGGTGACCAATAAATTTCTTCTTCTGCAAGTAAATTATTTTTAATAAGCATTGAAGAAGTTATACTTGCATTAGTATTACTTTCTTTTCCAACAATATTAATATTATTAGAATAGTTGCCAGATATATGTTGCAGATAAATTATATTGTTTATAACAGATAATATCTGCCCATAGCATTGTGTACCATTTGTATTTGTCAATATACATATTTCATCTATTATAAAATTACTCGCATCACTAACAACAAATTGAACAATTTTATTTGTATTATGGATTTGATCAATTTGTTTTCTTTTATATTGTATAATTTTGTTTGACCCTTGATAATCAGGTTCCCAATATCTTTTTACTGTAGGCAGTAAAGAATTATATCTACTTACTGAAATTGGCTCATCATTTTCCCAATTACATTCATATCTTTTAATTTTTAAAGATGCTAAATCAACATTACCATATTTTTTGTTAATGAATGCATTAAATGTAGTATCATCAAGATACCATTCGTAATATGGATCAATAATTTCATTACTCATATACACAGCCCAACTTTTATATTGGTCTTCATAATATCTATAACTGAATTGATCTGGTCTTTCATGAGAATCAATTTCGTATGGATAAAACAGATATGGATTTTTTAAAACATTATTAAGAAATACAATACGTTTCGTTATATCAACAGCATTGACATTTTTATAGTTTATAATTGGAAATTTTTGAAAATATCTATCTTGTGACATTTAAATACCCATCAAATAATCGTTTTGAGTCCAGAGTTCAATTTCTTTTAATTGAACTGCGAGATTAACAATAGTAGGAGCGCCATTTCTAAAAAATGATGGTCCACCACCACCACTATAATCTACAGATACAGCGGAAACTGCGCAAGGTTTAAATTTGAATGTAAACTCATCATGAGGGAGTAATTTTACAAGAGCAAGATTAGGGTATTTTAAAAAAGGACCAGAATATGAAGGTAACATATTAAATTTAAAATAATTAATAATCGCTGCGAGTTTTAAAGATTCTTGTTCATTGTTTGGTGTAAATGTCCATTGTAACGTATGTTCTTTAAAATTACCAGACTTAAACAACATTGTTAAAAATGGATTAATTGCAAAACCAATACTACTTAAACCAATTGCGATATTTTGAGGATTAGTAGCAGCGCCAACAACAGTACTTGCTAAATTCGTTCCATTAAAACCGAATCTACTAGAGCTATATGGTAGATTGCCAGCAAGAGATCCAGCGATAGCTCCGCCAGCCGAAATACCGATATTTGCAGCAGCCTGCTCAGGAGTTATTAAACCTTGAGCCACTTCAGCCAAAGATTCAATT